TTCTTCTTGGGGCGAAGTTTGGTTTCCGAGTGGATGATCGGGATGCGTTTGCGTTTCGACTTGTCGATGGTGTGTGAATCGCCTAGGTCACGGACGCCGTCGGTTATGTGGGTGAGGGCGAGCATTTTCACGGTGCGAGTGAATGGGATCTCACCGCGAGCGAAAGACTGGAGGAAGGAAAGAAGGGAGTCGAAATCGGCAATATTGTCGACGGAACCGTTGTAATGGAAGGAGTTGACACGGGCCATTTGGAGTCCAGCAGTAAGTCCGACATCTTTGAAAGTAACACCGATGGCGTCACGGTAAGTTCCGTAATCATCTTTGTTCAGATAGCCACGCGTCAAGACTTTTCCCGCGATGCGAGGCAAATCGAAAGCGCAACCTTGTTTGTTGATGATGAAAGAAACGAAATTCCCGGATGGGCCAGATGCAGGTTTGAATTTCCAACTGCATTCAGATGCGTATTGTTTAAGCTTCTCCATGTCGAAAGATACGTCTGGACCACGAGCGAGAGAATCGTCTCCTTTGATATACAGTTTGCGGTAGTCTTTCATGATGTCCATACACACGGCCATGTTAAAAAGGCAGTTGTCGATGAGTGTATGAGGGGCGCCGGAGTCTTTCTTATCGTTGACAACCAATGAGAGGGCAGTACAAGCGATGGTGCGAGAGGATAGTTGGGCAGCGACGAGGGTGCGGAGGTTCTCGGGGCAGCCTATCTTCGTCAGTGCTCGCAAGAAGATTTTCCGGCCGACGTTGTTCTGGGAGGAGTCGAATTCGGTCCAGTCGTTTTCCAAATAGCGATCGTTGGGGATACCGTCCTGTTCAAGAAGCGTCATGACTTCAAGATCGGTCATGCCAGACGTGATGATGACGTTCCCTTTGGATTGTTTGACCAGCACGAGTTCGAGGAGGCGGGTCCAGGCGCAGATTTGGAAGTTGAGAGTTTTGTCCCAGGCAGATATGCATTGTCCGGCTTTGTCTTTGGTATTGGGGTCGGATCCGTTGCAAGGTTTCTGTTGGGATTTGAGGAAAGCTTTGACCATGTTCGTGGAGCGCTCAGTCCAGGATGCTACGTCTTTGAGTTCCGAAAGGTCGTGACCACGATTCTCGAATTTGTCCATCGCTTGCACGAGGCAAGTGTGTAAATCGGCGGTGGAAACGGTCCAATCGAATTCCGCTGCAAGATTCTCGAAGAGACGCTTTGCAAGGCGTTCGGCGGAAACTTCAGGGAGGTTTTTCGTGTGGGCGGTAAGACGTTTGAGCATGGATTTGACGAGCATTCTTTGGTCTGTGGAACGGGTGACTTTGACTCGTTGGCCGGCAATGAATTTGTGAACGTAATGGGGGCCGGCCTGGTGGAGTTCATCTGTGTAAACTTGTTCGAGTCTCATGACACCTTTAATGTCTTCGCCATGGTCAAGGTGTGTGGTCATGGTGGCTTGTTGTTCCGTCAAGAGGGGTGCGGGGAAATACTTGTGAAGTAACGTCGCGCATGCGTTCTCGTCGGTGTTGTTGGCGGCATAAGGGACAGGGGAGTCGTCGGTGTCCTCGGCGGTGATGGGTTTGATGTTAGGGAGCGCGTCGAGTGCATTCAGGTCGATGTTGGATTTGTCCGCGTAAAATGAGACCGGTGCGGAGTCGTTGATGAACCGGGTGATGTCGTTTGATTCGCCAGCTGTTTCGTCTCGGATAAAAAGTTGATTGGTGTGGCGAGTCAGTCCGACGACGAGGTAGTTTGGCGAGCGTTCAAGTAGTTCCCGTTCGGCCTTGAGGCCTGCGTAATGCAGGATCACGCTAGGGAAAGTTTGGCCTTGTACTTCGGCGACGGTGTTCGCGTTGCCTTCTCCGAGAGGACCATTAATGCGAGCTTTCTCGGCTTGGCAGATGGTCAGGATCTTGGCTTCGCCTCGTCGGAAACCTGCATGGACATGATGTATGGATGTCTCGACTTGGGAACAGGAACGAATCTGAGGGTACGCGCGGCGAATGACGGGTAGAGCGGTGACATCGACAGGGCAACGTTTTGAGACGAGCATTTCTTCGGTAGGGATGTATTGGATGATCTTTTCCAATTTTGTGGTGGCCGACCAAAGCCCGGAGAAATCGACGTGCGTGATTTGTTGAGGATCGCCAACCAGGAGGACTTTGTATTTTGAGGCGATTGCGTTCACATAGGCGATCGGTAACGTGAATGCTTCCTCAATGATGACGAGAGTGGGATTGAATCTCTCGATAACGCCCAAACCTTTGTGGCAAGTGAGAGCGCGGGATGGGGCTTCGAGGTCGCTCGCGTACTTCCGTTGGAGTTCACTGGTGGGGCAGAGGACAATCACAGTTCCTTGCACTGAAGGAATGACGGATTTCATAATCCTTCCGGTTTTTCCGGCGCCAGGGACTCCTTTGAGGAGGATCATGTTTTCGGTGTGGAGCTTCTTCGGGGTGTATTTCATCAGGAAAGGTAGAGCGGATCCAAGACAAAAAGCGAGATCTGGTTTCTCTTCTTCGCGTGCCTTCTGCTCTCCTTTTTCCATCTCCATGATGAGGGTGGCGTGTTGCTCTTCGGCGAGGTAGTCTGCGGCAACTTCATCTGGAAGGACTGCGTGGACGCCGAGGTCAAGTCCCCAGGTTTGGTGTTCTTTCGCGTTGGTTGTGATGATTTGACCGAGCGCGAGTTCGTTGGCGGAATTTTCATTGATTGCGACGATGTCCTCGATAGTGGGTTTGAATTCTGGTGGGGTGAAAGCGAAATTAACTTCCTTGTGGAAATCGAATTCTTTAGTTCCGCTGTGGCAATCGTAATCTTTGAAGAATTCAACATGGGCCCTGGTGAATAGGTTCTGGGAACGTCCGCTGAGCTTTGGGTCTTGTTCGTGATGGTGTTTGAAACAGCATCCGTGCTTTTCGAGGAAGGCGGTGATTTTCTTCCAAGTTTCTTGAAACCAGCTAGGGGGTTCTCCGTTTTTTGCCATGTGAGAGAGGGCCTTTTCGATGATGTGGTGGTCTTGTCCGCGTTGGAAACATGCTAGCAAATAGATGGAGAGGCAGACTTGGGTGAATTCTTCCGTCGTAACGTTCCAGTGCAATTCGACAACTTTTTCGCCGAGGCGTACTTCGTTGACGAGCGTGCGAGCGTAGGCTTTGACGGTGTCGATGTTGAATCCAGCCTCCTTGCGAGCATAGATGAACTCAAAGAGTTTCCGAACTTTTGAAGCGTCAGTGATGACATACTCAATTTCTTGTTTTTTGCAGAAAGAGTTCAAGGCAAGCTTCGTGAAATTCGGGACTTTACACAGGTTGATGAGTTCGTTCGGGACTTGGTAAAAGAAAGAACCGCCGGCAGTGACTCTGGTGATGTTGAGTTCAAATTGACTGCCGTTATGTCGCACCTTTTCGATAGCAATACCGAAACCGAAAGGAGTGTCCAGAGCACCAGTGGTGAGGTAGGACAACCAGTCGGTACGGTTGTGTTCGTATCCGAAAGAGGTGTCACCGAGAAAGTTGAAGTGAATGATGGATTTGTCTCCTTTCCCGGTGGTTTTGAAGCGGTACATGTTGTCATAATCGGTCCAGGTTTTCGTTTCAAGAGCCTGTACAGGAATGTGCATCCAGGCCTTGATTTGGTGAATTCCGTGCTCCTCCATGCCCAGGGCCAACTGACCAAGGGTTAAGTCGTACAAAGAATGGACGGCGATAGCAACTCTGGATTGGAATCCACAGAATTCAAAGCCATCCACGCAGAAAGTGTGCGAAGGGATCCCAGTGGCAAGTGCGTTGACGCGATCAAGGTAAAGCTTGGCGTCGAGCCCCGTGGCTTGAACATTGGCTATTTGTTCACGTGACGGGCGCAAGCCTCTGAGTTTGGCGGAGGAGGCGGAGGTGAAATGTCTCGATTGGTCTCTGGCGGAAAATTTGGTGCAGCCGTGGGCCAGAGGGTTACCAAGTGCGATGTTGTAAAAGTTCGAGGCATTGGGTCCGATTTCGATGATGTTTTGATGGTTCCTTGCGAAATCGTAAGCAAGTTTCTGGGCGATGCGTTGATGGGCGGCGGCGATGGGATGATCGGTGGGGCGGTTGGTTCCAGCCTTGATCACGAGCGGACGATAGAAATGCTCAAGCGAGCGATGGTCGTCGGGCGTGAGGGCGAAATCAACTTTAAGTGCCGTGCGGTGGAGAGACACAAGATACTTGTGATCTTCCGCTTCGGTAAAAGCAACATTAAGTTTACTTTTTCGATCCATAGTGGGGGGTAGTTTGACTCGAAAGTTTAACGGCCTTGACGGTTAAAAG